GGCAAATATTCTACAGTAGAAAAAGCTATAAATGTTTTATATGAAATTCAAGAAAAAATCAATTATGAACACAGTTACACGATTAATTTAATGGATGAAAAAGTTTATTTGTTAAATGATGATGTTAACATTTATCAAATGCCACAAGATGAGGAAGTTGAACTATGATTCCAAAAGAGATAAGAGAGAAAATTGAACAAAAGCTAAAAATTGATAAAGAAATCAAAGAATGGCTTAGTGAAAATTCTTGCGTGCAATATGGTGAAATCTTTTGGGAATACGCAGAGATTGTCGATAAACCTAAAGGAACGGAGCAGGATAATGGAGAATATTGTAGCCAAAGCACAGATGGTTATGACAATTATTGGGGACATTATTACTATCCATTAGACAATGGTAAGTATTTGAAAGTTTATTATGAGTGTTAAGAGGTGGAAGCATGACAGAAAAAGATTTAAATGAATTTGAAAAAGAATTCGGATTTAAATTGTTGCCTACATCATTTAAAAAGCCTTTGTCAGAGATTACAAAAGAAGAATACAGAGAGCAAATTGAATGCTTATACAACGCAATTATTAATGATAATTCAAATGATGATGATTTAATGATTGAAGAAAGAATTGATACATTAATTAAAGTGTATGAAGGATACATTGATGAGAACAACCAAAGTATCAAAAAACACAAAAACCTTTTAATTGAAAAATTGGATGATACGAATTATGGATACCCTAAATTATATGTCGAAACGATTGAAATATATATGAGAGAAAATGAATTGTTTGAAATGTTTATTGAATCGTTAAAATATGCAAAGACAGGAGAAAGAAAATGAAAGAAGTAGAATATGCAGTTATTGTAACAAACCTTACAGGTGGAGCTACAAAGTTTTGGATTAAAACAGATAGATTGCTTGATGAAAAATCGAATGATTTATTTATGTACAAATTTATATTTTCAAATAAAAATGATGTGAATTGGAGAAGATATATTTTTGTTATATATAGATTCAACACTTTAAGTGAATATGAAAAAGAATGCATTATTGAACATATCAAAAGTAATGGTGATATAGATGGATTTGAATTGGAAAAAATTGTGTTGAAAGGATAAAGAAAATGAATAATAAAGAATTGAAAAAAAACTTAGAAAAGGAAAGAAAAAAGCAAAGAGAAGATGCTATAAAAATAAATACTTTTATCAGATTAGATAAAAGCAGTGCTTCTGAAATTGATAAACAAATTGAGCAGACTTATTTATCTTTGCAAAAGAATATTAAATTTTTCTGTACCAATAAAGACTTGATGAACAGTATGCTAGATGAATTAGACTATATTGTTTACGCATCAAAGCTATACGGTGGAAAGCACGTTATGGAAGAATTAGATAATCGTTACAGAAATAAATTAATGAGTTAAAAGGAGAATGAAAATGAATAAATACCAAAAAGCATTAAATACAATTGTTGATGCCATAAGGGATTACGTGTCATATAGAGAATGTGATTTGTTGCCTAGTGAAAATGAAATATACGGTGCAATGGCATTACTTAGAAAATTAGTTAATAAAGCAGATTCATTTGAATGGATTCCGTTCACTTTTGATGAAGAAGGTGTACTTAATTGTGAGTTGCCTGATGTTGATGAAGAAATACTTGTGTCTGATGGTGATAGCGTATGGCAAGATACTTGGTGTGAAGCAGATGAAGGATATGAGCTTGAAAGTGGAATTGAAATAGAAGATTTAGCTTGGAGACAATTACCAAAGCCGTATGAGGAAAATCAAAATGAAACTAACTGCTAAAGGAATGTTCAAAAGATTAGGCTATGAAAGAGAAAGAATACTAAATGAGCGTTTTATTTCGTATAGAAAGCCTTACGGAAATAGTTTTTGCTATATTCAGTTCGATTTGAAGGATAAAACTTATAACGCTCATTACTTTGGGCAAAAAGGTGGATGTTTTCAACAAATTTTAAGTCCCAAAGAGTTAGTAGCAATATATAAACAAATAGATGAATTAGGAGGCGGATTCACTTATGAATGCAAAAGAAATGTTTGAAAAGCTAGGGTATAAAAAACGTGCTTTTGGCGATTGTATTTTCTATGAAAAAGGAAGTATTATGCGTCACATAATTCAATTTAATTTAAAAGAAAAAATCTTTTATTCATATACGTCATGTGGAATGGCAAATCAAATAAAAAGTTTAACTGCAAATGAGTTAAAAGCGGTTCGACAACAGATGGAAGAATTGGGGTGGATTTAATGAACGATATTAAAATACCTTCAATTGAATTTGTTCGATTGAAAAAAGGAATGACAGATAGTGAATTAAATGATTACATAGCAGAAAATGATGATTATAGTTTTTTAGTTTATCTTAGATACAAATATGATTTTGAAGAAGAATGGACGTATTCGACGGAATGTGCAGCGTGGAATGCTTGCGAAGATTGTGTAAGTTGGTTAAATGATTGGCATGAAGGACAACAAAATGTCGAGTATTTGGCTATAAGCAAATTAGGAGAAGAATATGACTGCTGAAGAAATGTTTATAAAATTAGGATTCACAAAAAAAATAACACCAAACACTTTTATAATGTATGGATGCGTAAATATTACTACGCCACGACTTGTTGCGTTTGATAAAGTATCTAGACGTATTGCAGTTAAAGATGTACTAGGAGATAAATTAATAACAAAAAGAGACATATCGGTAAGTGAATTAATGGCGATTATCCAACAATGCATAGAACTCGGATGGTTAGAAGAAGAAACTTGTACCAACGGTTCTGATTATGATTCTACGGAAGAATTTATATGTTCACATTGTGGATTAACTTTAATTGAGTATAAAGAGTATGTGAATGGTGAAGATGATGGAGAAGGATATTACTTTGATTTCAAACCAAAGTATTGTCCAAATTGTGGCAGAAAAATTGTAGATTGAGGTGGATTTAAATGACTGCTTTAGAAATGTTTGAAAATATATGCTATAGAAAACGCGTTTCTGATGATTGTATTTTGTATGAAAATGGAAATTATATTATGTGCAACATAATTGAGTTTTGTTTAAAAGATAAAACTATTTATTCATTTACAAATAGTGAAGTGGGAAGGGAAGCAAAAAGCTTGAGTGTAAATGAATTAAAAGCCATTAATAAGCAATGTGAAGAATTAGGATGGCTTGAATCAGATCCCAAACAAGAAACTAATCTTGAGCATTATTTTGATGAATTATTAAAAGTAGGTAATCGTTTTACTTTTATGAATGGAAAAATCAAAAGCTGTAATAGTGTGATGTGTAGTAAATGTGTGTTTGAAAGTGATTGTGGTGTAAAAAGATTTAAATGGTTGGCAAGTTCATATGTAAAGCCAACATACAAATTGAGTCAATTTGAATTTGATTTATTGAATGCATATAAAAATAGTGGAATGCGGCGGTGTATTTCAAATTACGGTACTTTGCTTGAATTATATAAAAAAGGATATTTTAAAGAAATTGGTACAAGTATTCCAATTCATGAAATCTTAGATAATTATGAGGTAATCAAATAATGCAGAAAGCTAGATTATTATATTTAGTTGATAAATACGAAAATGAATTGATTAGCAGTACTAGAAAATACAAGAGTTATTATGTCGGTAAGATTGGAAACGTAGTGCACAAACAAAATATACGTGGAATTGTCAGCTCAAATGAATATTTATATGACATTGAGTTTGATGATGGTGCTAGATTTTGCGTAGACAGAGAACAGATTGAATTTGTCGGAGGGACTGAGTGATGAGTTATTTTATTGTTGGATTTTTCTTCGGCGGAATTATTGAAATGGTTCTGTATTCGGTTGTTGTATCTTGAAGAATCAACAATTTAGAATATCAGAACAAACAAATGATTTTTGAATTAGAGCGAAAGGAAAAGGAATTAGCTACATACAGATGTATGTACGCTAGTTCTTATGATGGATTTGAGGAGACAAAATGAAATTAATACCAAGAGAAGAATTAGCTTTTATTGTAGATCACTTAGACGATGAAGATGTTTTTTATTATACTATGAAACGGATTTTTGACATATATGGAGATGATTGGTTTGTTGAAGGATGTAGATGGATGAAAGTAACAGAAAATGAAGCAAGAAAAAAAGAATTAGAAAGGTTAGGATATAAAGGTGTTAAAGAAATACAGGATTAAATATATCAAAGACAATAATATTTGTGTGATGGAAGTTCAGGAGGAATCAAAAAGAATGGCGATGTATAAGTTCTATATGAAACATCCATCATGCAGCATTGAGGAAATTGAAGAGATTGCATAGGAGATAAGATGAGTAAAACGGATTATGAAGAATATGTAGATGTTCAGGTGGATACACTGATTAAAAAACTTGAAATGTTCAAGATCTATGAAAGAAAGTTTAAATCGTTGGATGGAATCTTAAAGGATTTGGAGGTTCGCAAAAAAGAATTTTCAGATCCAAAATCTCCATCGTTTGAACAAAGGTTGGATTCAAAGAAAAATAAGGACATTACAAATGATGTTCTTGTAAAGTTTATTTCAAAAGAAAAAGTGCTTGAAGACGACAAGAATCTTATCTTAGGAAAGATGAGAGAAGCTGAAACAATTATTGATCTTATTCCAAATGATGATGTTCGTTTATATATGAAACGTCATTATATCGATGGAGAGTCGTTTGAGAAGCTTTCAGGAGAAAAGTACTGTAGCAGAATGAAAATGTATTACGCAATGAAAAAAGAGCTTAAAAAGCTCGTTATGGGAGATTTAAGCAAATGATAGAGATATTAAAAAGAATAAGGGAATGGGTTAGAGATCATATTGATGAAATGATATTATCTGGTTTTATTATTACTATATTTGTTTTATGTGTGTTATATGCGATTGTTGCTTCTAATGGTTCAAATAATACATCATCACATTGCAGCACTACGTTTATACCTGTCTACAATGGAAGAATAACTATTTTCATTCCAATAACCAGGTGTTATTAATTATATGGAGATTTGAATAAATAAGTGAGGATGAACAATGCAGAAAGTAATCAGATCATACATTTTTGATGGGAAAAGTTTTGAAGAATTGCAAAAAGCGTTAGATGATGGCTATGTTGTTGTTATGGCAAATAAGGTTGGAAAATGCGATGATGCTATTGAATACATTCTTGAAAAGAAAGACAAAGAAGTCTCGATTGATGCTATTGTTAAAGGTTTAAGAGAGAACGCAAAAAGAGTTTTTGATAATGATGATCAATCTAAGTGGGTTAAGGCAGGAATTTTACAAGCGGCAAAGATGATTGAAACAGGTGAAGTAAGATGAGATTAATTGCATAAATACGTGGTTGAAAATTTCATAAAGTTTTTATTTTATAAAAGTGTTACAAAGTAGCCTATTTACTAGGCTTTTAAAAGGTTTGTAGTTAGTCTGATAATATATAGTTATCGGACATAGAAAGAAGGAATGAAATGAATAAAATATACAAATTATTAATGGTTGGAATGATTGGCGTTTCCTTATTTGGATGTGCTTCTATGGATCGTTGGGGTACTGATATTAAATCAGATTTGAATGGAGGATTGAATAGGATAATCAATGTGTATACAGCAGATGGAAAAATTATAGCAAGCTATGAAGGTAGAATTGATATTGAAACAAATGATGGTGGATATGTAAAATTTGATTATGATGGAAAAAGATATGTTTATTATAATTGTTTTGTAGAAACGATTGCAGAAAAATAGGAGTAATCTTATGGAAGATGCAAACAAAGTTAAATATGAAATTAAAAATGTATATGTAGTTCCTATTGAGCATGAAGAAGGTGGAGATATTACGTATGGTACACCTGTAGCATGGGAAGGTTTTAAATCATTTACATTAGAACCGGAAGGAGATACAAATACATGTTATGCAGACAGCACTGCATATTTTACAACGAACAGTAATAATGGATATTCCGGAAGTATTGAAATACATTCAGAAAGAATTGATGAATTTACTATAGCAGGAAGAAAAAGTGTATCTGAGAAAAAGTTTTTAGGAGTAAAGAAAATGAAACACAAATTACCAAAGTTTTTATAAAAAAAACATATAAATATAGGTGATGAGCTTAATAAGCTGTTTATGATCAACAATACACAAAGTTTATTTGTACAATACGGAGATCGTGTTGTATGTGTTTATATGGCAGATGAAAAGTTTTATAGGTGTAATTATGATAAGAATGGTATACTCGTTATTAAGCATTATATTTGTGAACCGCAATTCAAAAGTTTATATAGAAAGTTTTTAGATAATGAAATTGATTGCTTAAACTATGAAGACGTAATGAATGGTTGCAATAAGATTTATCTAAAGTCAGATGAAGATTATAAAAAGTTTATGATAATATTAGTTGATATGTAGAAAGTTTTTTAGGAGTGATGAAATGGATACAAATAAGTTTTCTTACAAAGAAGTTTTTGTGAAGTATGATAATGTACAGATTGGTGTTATTTGTTCTAAGTTTGTTGAAAAAGTTTTTGAATACAATGCGCATGATGATGAAGATGTGGCTGTAAATTATGTTTATTATGTGAAGAAAGAAAAGTTTTCTCAGTTGCTGGAAAAGTTTTTTGACGGTTCAATTCTATGCAAACATGAAAAAGGATCTCAAAAGTTTTTTCCAACGTCTCAAGAACAATTAGAAGAAGTTTTTTTGATCCTGGATAAATAAGTTTTTCAAAATAAAGTTTTTCAGATATAATGGATGCATGAATGATTATGTAAGTTTTCTATGCACACTATTAAATATAAAGATTCCAAAAGTTTACTTTAAAGTAAATGATAAGGTTTATGATCTTAAACATAAACCAGTCAATAAAGAACTTTTTCAAGTAAAAGATACAAGCATATGCACATCATACCCAAAAGAAAATGTAATTTGTGTAAACCTGAATACATCCATAGATAGTAGTTTAGTTTATATATATCTTGCACATGAAATAAGACATTTATACCAATATGCATGTGTATATAAGAAGAATCAAAAAGTGTTTTCTATAGATGAAAGAAGTGTTTCTATATGGAAAAAGGAACTTGAAAACTATGCAGATTCAAGCAGCAAACACTATGAGAATCAGGAAATAGAAAAAGATGCAAACTTGTTTGCAAACTTTATTGCGATAGTGATATTTAAAAGAGTTTTGGATATAAAAGAAATGGATCAAAAAGAATACGAGTTTAAAACAAAACTTTTCATGAACTTTTTCGCATCGAATCCAGTCAAAAAAAAGCTGATTCAAAAAGAAATGAGAAGACATTAAAAAAAGGACTTTCACAAGTCCTTTTCAATTTGTTTAAATAGTGCAGCAGTTCCGCGCGGTGCACGTTCAAGCATTTCAACCACATGAACATATTTACCATTTAATGACTTTTTGCCGTCTTTGTAGTATATCCATGATCCTTTTATGATGCCGTATGATTCTTTTTCTATTGCTTTTGGATGTTTTCGAGTTCCGGCCCATTCAATATATTTAAATTTGCATTTTTGAAGTTTTAAAATCTTTTTTTCTTCTTTCTCTTTTTCAAGATCTTTTTTCTTCTTTTCAAGTACCTGGATTATTTCAATTTTTGATAGTTCAATAAAATCAAGATCTAAACTATAGAAATTAGTTTCATTGAAATATGATCCCGTATGATGCCAAGAGCTACAGATTAGAAAAGCTTTTAAAACTTCTTTGCTATAAATTTTTAATTCTTTTTCTTGAAAGTCATTTCTAACATTTAAAACGCATTCTATAATATCGTTTTTAATCCATTTTGAAAGTGGCTTTTCACCATTTTCATAAGCTTCATAAGCGCGCACGCTCATTTTATTTCCAATATATCCCATATATTTTTACCCCCTAAAATGGAAACTCAAACTCTTCTAACATTTTATTGATTTTTTGTTGTTCTGTTTCTGTAGTTGCTGCTTTCTTCTTTTTTGGTGCAGCTTTTTCTACGATCATTTTCTCGATTTTACCATTATTATACACATAGCTTTCTATAAGCTTGTTTCTATTAAAAACATCTATAGTTTTAAAGCTGGTATTATAAGTTGCTAGCATGCTTTTTGATCCAGGTTTACAGATCTTAAAAAGATCCTTATTTAATATATCTATATAACACTTGTAAATTTTGAAGAAATAACAAATATCTTTTATTTCCTGGATGTCTGGAGTACATAACTCTTTTTTTGCTTCTGTATTAAAAAATAACTTAATATCATAGTTGAAAAGCTTATCAAGATCATGAGCAACAAAAAGCCTTAAGTCATTTGTCTGAGCTGCTGCATACATACATTTATTATAATCAAATTTAAAGCCATGATCTTTTAAAACTTTTTCAGTTGAAGCGCTTGGAGTTCCTAATGCTTCAACATAAATGTGGGGTTGTTTTCTTTCGTTAGTGATGTAGTAATTAAAGTGAACGCGCTCACGCTTCCATGTTGTCATTTTTAAGCCCTCCTAAAATATTCAAAATGTATAAACTATTTACAAGCTGCCAAAGTTCGCGCGGTTCAAGCATCCATGCAATTACATCCATGCCATAACTGAGATCATATAGCCCATTTAAATGTCTATTAATTGAAAAAGGCATTATACTATTTGCCTTTAGACTATTTGCGTTGAGCTGAACCAGCTTTTTTTCTACTGATTCAATATATTCATTATTATTCATTTTTAAAACCTCCATTCATTATCTTCAAAAATAGTTATAACAAGTGTATAAAGTTCTTTGCTTACTTGTTTAGAATCAACTAAAAGTTGATCATAATAAATGCGTATAACTTTTTCATTTTCGATATAAGCAAGATCATAAACAAATGATTCAATATGATCCGCTAAACACTCATAAAGAAAATCATACACGACAAAATTACCAGAAATAAGATCATTCATATATGATCTTATTCTTGCGTATTTATGCAATAACTTAACTTCTAAAAGTTCCATTGTTTGACCTCCTGCAATTAATAAATAAGTGGTAGTATTATGTTTGATAAGCCTAAAAATAGGCCTATCAACAATGCGTCAAAACATATATAGAAGTAGAATTTTAAAAATGCAAGTATGAGCACCTGGACGGCGCTCATCTTGTCAAGATCTTTGCGAGTTAACATTTTAATAGCCTTCTTTCAAGTAAATTAAATATTGCTTTCTAGCTTCTTCCAACCATTCCATATCATAATCACTTTTTTCATCTGTAAGCCATTGTTTGAACTCGTCATCTTTTCCGGCTTCTTCTACTAATCTATAATCGGAAAAACTTTCTAAGTTATCATAATCATTAATAATAAAATAGTCGTCAGTATAATGAAAGTCACCGCATAAAGTCATCCTTACAATTTCGTGCGGATCATAACCGGATAAACATGCATCGAGATTATCATCATCTAATTCATAATAATATTCATTATATCTTTCACTTCTAAATTCAAACCATAATGAAAGAAGTTCATCATCATACATATTTTCAAGAATTTCATCCCCAATCGCTTCCATAATTGCGCCGTCTGTAGAATGTGCAAAATCATCGTACTGAGTAGCCATATAAGCCACGTGTTTAGCTGAAGTTTCATAAATAGATAACATTTTCTTTTTTCGCCCGTCTATGGTAGAATAGAAAGGCAATATATACAAGACGGGCTTAACCTCCTGAATTTTGTGTATATTTGCCGTTGTTGTGAACTCCTGGAAGCGGCCAAACTTGAAAGGGGTTCACGCTTTTTTATTTGCTTTTGTTCATGTCTTTTTCAATCAAATCTATTATATAAGCGGTTTTACTTGGTTGTTTATCAAGCCATTTAATAAGGTCTATATTTTCTTTTTTTACTCTAAACTCGTATTTTCTATAATTGGCTTTATTAAATTCTTTTATATATTCTATTTGATCGAAAGAACCACTTTTTTTTCTTACAATGTTTACACCTCCTAAACTTGAAAAAATGAAAGACACGGTTTATAATATAAATGGTTAATTAATTAGGTTTGTTATTTGTGATATAGCACTAATAACAAGCCTTTTTATTTGTGACTTTATAAGCGCTATATCAATTTCAAAATCTAATTTGATATTTATGGATATTTTTGTTTTCATAAATACCACCGCTTTCTATTATGCGGAGTTTAACCGTGTCAACTTTATAAGCTTGACCCGTGTCTTTTGTGTAAGCTTTTTATTTAGCTTACACTTACATTATAAGCATATGCATGTATATGTCAATAAAAAAATTAATAATATTTTTTGGTGCTCATTTTTTCAAAAAGCTTTTTGTTTTGCAAACGTGCTTGCAAGCGCCTTTTTATAAGGCTTTCTCTAGTGTTTGCGTTTGGTCTTATAAGATATAGTTAACAGACCTAATATATATACATGTATGGACGTGGTGAACGTCCTTTTTTTGGTGGTCTTGGATCATGATCCAGGAAGACAACCAGCGCACTTGATCCAATTGTTTTTGGAGTTGTAGGAGTTTGCTATATATAAGAACGTGCGCACGCGTTCTATTAATACAGCTATTGTCATGTTATGAAACAGCGCTTTCAACAATGCGTGTTGTAAAATGTTTCAACATGTCAATTAATATATGTATATCATATGGTTGAAGCCGTGAACGGGGCGGCGTTGTGATAGCTGCATAGGTTTGATTTTTAACCCTGAAAGCGCCCTGGCATGGATCAAATCAGCATAGACCGCCCCTATCTTTCAAAAAGTTTTTTGCACTTTGGGGAACGGCGTGGGGAGTTCAAAAAAACTGGGTCATGAGTGCATGAAAGGGGGAAAATCTGAATTTCTTCATTTTGTACAGTGTACAAAGAAAAACCGTGATATTCTGTAGTCGTGAAGATTGGAAAACATCTTCTAGAACAAACAAGGTAGTTCTTGGATTGTTTCATTTTAGTGCCCGTTGAAAAAAGATCTGTGGAAACATGGATCTTTTTTCATATCACTGCATTCAAAGTGTTTACTGTTAGTTTTTGTCATCCTTTAAATCTGTTAACTGTAGTTATGGTCAAAACTTTGAATGTAGCGATATGAAAAAATATTATGGTTCAGAAGCAACAAAAACAGGTGCTAGAAATTATGCTAGAAAATTTTACTCAAGCAAGGCTTGGGAAAAGAAAAGCAAAGCGTATAGGAATGCACATCCACTTTGTGAAAGATGTTTGAAAAAAGGTATCTATACCAGGTCGACTTGTGTACATCACAAAGTACACATTGACCAGGACAACTATAGAGATGTACACATTCTATTTGGCGATTCTAATTTGGAAGCGTTGTGTGACTTATGTCATGCTGAAGAACATTCCAAACGTAAACCGTCTTTTGAATTTGATGAAAACGGAATGCTTATAGGATGTGGAAGGGAGGATGATGAATGCAAAAAGGAGCATGGAAAAAAAGAATCAATTCACAACTAGAGAATTTAGGCACATTTTCTCCTGAATATTCGGTTGCGGTTGATTCACTTGCAGATGCATTGGCCCAATATGATTCGACAATGAAACAATGGAGAGATTCGAGTAAAGCAAATGGCTACAAATCACTACAGATGGTTGTTGAATATACGAACAAGGGCGGTGCAACGAATTTATCGCGCTCACCATACTACATTATTACCGTTCAATTACGTGATCAGATCATGAAGTACTGCAAAGAACTTGGCTTGTCACCTACTTCACTTTCAAAAACAACAGAAGTATCCGGAAAAAAAGGTGATGAATTGGATGAGTTCATGAGCAGATTTAAATGAAATATCTAGACATTTATAAAGAACGTATTAAATCGGGTGAAGATGTAGTCGGTAAGTGGATAAAACTTAATCTTCAATATGTTGAAAGAGGTTTAGCAAATGGAGATTTCTTCTATGATGAGAAAAAAGCGGAAATGCATATAGCGTTTATTGAAACGTTTTGTCATCACGTAGAAGGAAAAACAACAAAAGTGAAGCTTGAGCCTTGGCAAAAATACTATATTGCGTGCATATTCGGACTTGTTGATAAGAATGGAAAAAGGCAGTTTCGTGAAATACCTACGGTCATGGGCCGAAAACAAGGAAAATCATTTCTTTGTGCAGGTATTGAACTTGATGTTGGATTCACTTCTGATGAAGCAGGTATGCAGATATACAATATAGCGCCAAAGTTAAAACAAGCGCAGATCATTTACAATGTTCTGTATCAAATGATGGAACACTCTAAAGCGTTGAGTCAAAGAGTGAAAAAACGTAGAACAGATATCTACATGAAACAGAACAATTGTCGATGGGAGCCAATTGCATTTGCATCTAAAAAATCAGATGGATTCAACCCATATTTGACAATCTTTGATGAGTTTGCAGCCTGGGAAGGTGAAGCGGGTATGAAAATGTACAACGTTATGTTGTCGGCAGGTGGTGCAAGACCTGATCCACTTTATATTCCTGTAAGTACCGCAAACTATATTGATGAAGGATTATATGATGAATTATTTGTTCGTGGAACATCTGTTTTACTTGGTACGTCTGATGAAAAACAAATGTTGCCTTTCTTTTATATGATTGATGATATTCAAAAATGGGATGATCCTATTGAATTAAGAAAAGCAATGCCAAACCTTGGAATATCGGTTTCTTATGAATATTTGCAGAATGAAATTTTAAAGGCACATAGCTCACCGACATATAAGGCGGAGTTTATAACAAAATATGCGAATATCAAACAGAATTCAACAGAAGCATTATTTAGTGCAGAAGATATTAACAAAGTCAAAGGTGAAGAACTTAAATTTGAAGATTTTGCACATACATATGCAGTTGGTGGAATTGATTTGTCACAAACAACCGATTTAACAGCCGCATCTGTAGTTATACGAATTCAAGACCAGGACTACATATTTACTCATTTTTGGCTTCCAACATTAAAAATCAAGGAGCTAGAGGAAAGAGACAAAATACCATATACAAGATTTATTCAATTGGGATATTTAAGCCCAAGTGGGGAAAACTTTGTACGGTATGAAGATGTTACAGAATGGTTTGAAATGCTACGTAAGAAATACAAGATTTATTGTGTAGTCGTTGGATATGACCGTTATTCGGCTCAGTATCTTGTGGATGATATGAAGAAATATGGATACAAGATGGATGATGTTATTCAGGGTACTAACCTTACACCGGTTATTAATGAATTTACAGGATATGTAAGAGATGGATTTGTTCATACAGGAACGAATGGACTATTACAAGCTCATATGTCTAGCGTGGCATTAAAGAAAGTTGCGGAGGACAATCGTGTTCGCATGAATAAAACTGATCCAAGAAAACATATTGATGGATATGCATCTGTTATTGATGCATATACAGTAAGACAAAAATGGTGGGATACATTTAAATACCGCCTTGAAAACAAGAAAAGGAAGGTGAATTAGTGGCTAAAAGCAGAAGAAAAAGATTTGGTTTGCTAGGAAGTCTATTAGGACTAAATAAGCCAGCACCTAAACAAAATCAATTACATTCAATGTTTGCAAGCTTAGGTGGATATTCACCGGTGTATTCATCCTATGATGGTGGAATATATGAGATTGGACTATGCAGAGCATGTATCAATCGAATTGCCACGTCATGTGGGAAGGCTTCACCTGAACTGACAAACAAAGACTACAAAAGCAAGATATATAACTATTTGGTTAAGAAAAAGCCAAATCCTTATATGACAGCTAGTCAATTTTATAAAAGATTGGCAACTATCTATTTTACAGAAAACAATGCTTTCATTATTCCAATTGAAGATGAATATGGAATGGTAAAGGGATTATGGCCCGCAGTACCAAGTCAGTGTCAGTTAAAAGAAATCAATGGTGTAGTTTATATTTATTTTAATTTCATCTATGGCGAAACAAAATTGATTGAATATAGCAAAGTAGGGCATCTAAGGCAAATGCAGTATAAAAATGATTACTTTGGTGATACGAATGATGCATTTGATACAACAGCTAAATTGATGCTTGCTCAGGAAGAAGGAGCAATCAATGCAATCAAGTCTAGTTCTATTGTTCGATTCTTAGCTAAAATTTCAACACCAATTGACGATGATGAGGATTATAAAGAACAACAAAACATGATCTTGAGAAATAACCTGAACAAGAATGAAACAGGTGTATTTCTTGTTGATAATCGTTTTGATGAAGTAAAACCTATTGAAAGTAAACCATTATTAGTGGATGCCAAGCAGAAGCAAGCCATTGAAAATAGTGTATATAGTTATTTTGGAATTAGTGAAGCTATTTTACAAAATAAATATAAACCTGATGAATGGAATGCATTTTATGAATCAATTATTGAACCATTCTTTATTGAAGTTGGAGAAGTGTTGAGTGGAATGTTATATTCCGTAAATCAGATTATGAATGGTAGTGAAATCATTCTTACAAGCGATCGTTTACAGTATGATTCAACACAGACAAAATTAAATGTTGCGACTCAAATGTTCGATAGAGGAATGATTGATACGAACGGGGCATTAAATATTATGAACAAAGCGCCTTTACCAAATGATGAAGGGAATAAGCGTTTTATTCGAGGTGAATACATCCAGGTAACTAAATCAAATCAAGGAGGAATTAGTTACAATGGCGAAACCGAACCACAGCAAAATCCAAATGCGCTCGATCCCGTTCCAAATGAACCCGGTGACGGAAAATAAACGGATTGATACTCAGTACTATGTTGAAGGATATGCTACTACATTTGAACCTTATGTGCTTTATCGAGATTACGAAGGTAATGATGTATATGAGTTGATTGAGCGTTCAAGTTTGGATAACGCTGATATGAGTGATATCATCTTCCAATTTGATCATGGAGGAATGGTATATGCACGTACAAGCAATGGTTCACTTATTGTTGAAGTAGATGAACATGGATTGTTTGTTGCAGCAGATTTAGGAAGAACAGAAGCTGCAAAACGCTTGTACGACAGTATTCAGGCAGGAATGGTTACTCAGATGTCATGGCGTTACATGGTGGATGAGGAATCATATGATAGATCTAAAAAGATGTGGACAACACGTAAAGTATCAAAAATTTATGATGTTTCGGCAGTGTCGATTCCTGCAAATGATCAAACATCTATTGAAGCAAGGGCAAAGTCTTTAATGGATGAAGAACGGACTAAAAAAGAAAATGAAAAGAAACGAGAAAGACTGAGTTTGTTGTTGCAGATCAAGGAGGCTATTAATTAATGTTTACAGAGCAACAACTAGCAGCATTCAATGCAATGAATCACGAACAGATTCAAAAAAGATTTAAAGAAATTCAAGATGAGGTTAACAAAAACGATCCTAATACAGACTTGGAAATGTTACAGGCGGAATTTGATATCTTGCAAAAACGTGACAAAGAGTTACAAGGCAAGGTAGCACAACGTCAAGCGTTCTTAGATACTATGGCAAAATCTATTGTAGATGAAGAAGGTGCTTTTGTTACACAACAGGAACAAGCTCGTAGCAAAGCACATCCATCAATGCCTACAAACTTATCAGAACGTAAAAAAGGAATGGAAGACGATATGGAGTATCGTAGTGCATTCATGGAATTCGTTCAAAAAGGAAAACAGTCAGAAATTTTAAGACAACGTAGTGCAGAAGCAGGTGTGGCAGCCGATCTAGGTATTTTAATTCCTGAAACAATTGTTCAGAAAGTAATGACTGAATTAAGTAAATCACGTGGTTACTTATACAATGCAGTATTACATACAAATTTCCGTGGTGGTGTTAAATATCCTATCGGTTCATTCAAGGCTACATTTAAACGTATCACAGAAACAACAGTGTCTGATCGTCAAAAAGCCGGTTCTGTTACAGAATTTGTACAATTTGGATATTTGATTGGTGAAATCCGTTTAGCTCGTACCTTACTGCAAACAGTATTGACTGTAAATGCATTTGAAACTGAATTAGCAAAAGTTATTGTAGAAGCTTATTTGGAAGCTATGGATCGTGAAATTTTAACAGGTAACTCTGCAAATAATGAATGTGAAGGTATTTTAACAGAAGCTAATAAAGTAAGTGGAGGACGTATTAAAGCCGATCACATTATTGAATTTACGGAAGCAGAAATGAAAGATTGGAAATCATGGCAAACAAAATTGTTCGCAAAGATTCCTTTATCAATGCGTAAATTAAAGCCAGAGTTTGTAATGACTCCTGCTACATATGAAGCAAACATTAAAACGTTGGCCGATGATAATAATCGTCCTGTTTATGCAGAAACATATAATCCTATTGATGGTGCAGAACGCGCTACATTCAAAGCTAGAACTGTTAATTTCGTTGAAAACGATACGTTCAAAGATTTTGATGAAGCACAGAACGGTGAATATTTCGGAATGTATTGGGTAGGAAAAGAAGCCTATGCAATCAACTCAAATATGCAGTTTGGTGTGAAGAAGTACTGGGATTATGAAAAGAATGAGGAAGTAACTCAGGCATTAGTTATCAATGATGGTAAAGTATTAGATCCTCAATACATCTTCTTGTTAAAAAAAAAAGTAGCTTAAGCAATGGAGATGTTGCAACAGGTGAAAGCCAAACAGGAACACAATCATTAAATGATGAAGAACCTATTGTATTAGATGATGAGCCTAAGAAAACCACTCGAAAAAGCGGTACGAAGAAAGCTTAGGTGATAGGCAATGGCATTCAATATTTCTGAAAGCCTTCTAGAACGTGTTAGAACTGCTGCTACAAGAGCTAAATCACATGTTTATGATGATGAAATCAAAACATATATCAATGCGTGTCTATATGATTTGGATAGATTAAATATCTTATTTGATGAAGATGATTTAGAAGATGAAATTGTAGTAGCGGTAATAACATATGTAAAGTCAAAATTTGGTACAACGGATGCTTCATATAAAGAATCAATGGCTAAAACATATGAGGATTTACGTCAGATTCTTATGACAGATAAATCCCATAAGAAGGTGACATAGTATGGCATATGAATATACTCGTGAGAATAATCTTTACTACGATGTGGCATATCTGATTGAAAAAGAAAGATATGTGGATGCAGATGGTGTGGAACATGTTAACGAAACGGAAAAGGAAGTATTTTGTCGAGTTGGTGGAATTTATTCAAAAGAATTTAATGAAGCCTACCAGGCAGGCATACAGTTAGCGTATAAGCTTGTTATTCCTACTATTGATTACAATGATGAAACGACAGTGAAATACAACGACAAAAAGTATGCGGTTTATCGTACATTCCCATCTGGAGATACGATTGAACTATATGTTCAACAGGACGCTGGAGAATGGAAACAGTAACGGTAAGACAACAAATCGTTGCTAAATTCACTGAACTTTTAGGTGAGGGACAATTTGTATATGGCAGTTTCAAATCAAAACCCCATACCCCCTATGGGAATTATGCGTTGGATTATACAAATAATTACTTTGCAGACAATAGAACGTATTGTAAGATTGGAGTTTACATATACAGATTAGTGACTGATCAAAAAGATTTTGAATTAGAAGCTAAAATCGAAGACATGTTTGATGAATTAGAAATACCATACCAAACCATCACAGATGAAGATATAACAACTCAAAAAGTACACTGTACAGAATGGACGGTGACATTAGTTGGCCGTCAATGATGTATATTGCGATATGTCGCAGCTTGGGCCTGAAATCAGAAAGATTATTCAAGAATATAAAGAGCATTCTTTGGCGCAGATTGATAGAGCAGTAGAAGAAACTACAAAAGATTCTAAAGACATTGTTAAAGCTAAGGCCAATGTAGAAGATAGAAACACACGCAGAAAGGGAAAATATAAAAGATCTATAACATATAAGATAGAACGTGAATTAGCTCATACACGCGGTGTTATTTATGCGAGTGGCCACGAATACTCATTAACTCATTTACTAGAAAACGGACATAATTTATGGAATTCTCCTAGACGTACACGTGCATTTGAGCACTGGAAAGATGGAGAAACAAATGCAATCAAAGAACTGCCAAGTTTAATCGAAAAATATTTGAAAGGATAAAAACTATGGCAGAAAAAAACAAAGTACGATTCGGTCTAAAAAATGTACATGTATGTGCTATTACAGAAAGTGCAGGATCAACTACATATGGTAAGCCTACTGCATGGAAAGGTGCTAAATCATTAACTCTAGATCCAGAAGGAGATACAAATACATATTATGCAGATAACACTGCGTATTTCACAACGAATACAAACAATGGATATTCAGGTAGTTTAGAGATGTCTGAAATTCCTGAAGAAATCGAAAAGATGATTTTCAATACAGTGACAACAGAAGAAGGTAACTTAGCAGAAGATGCAAACGTATTGCCTAATAATGTTGCGCTAATGTTCCAATTTGAAGGTGATGTAAGTGCTACTAAACATATCTTCTATAAGGTTGTATTTGCACGACCAAATGTAGAAGGTGAAACGAAAGAAGAAAGCACTGATCCAAAAACAACATCAATGGATATTACAGCAGTTCCTGTAGAACAAGGTGATCATCAATGGGTAAAGTCAAAATGTCGTAAAGGTGATACAAATTATGAGAGTTTCTTTACAACTGCTCCAACATTACCTAGTCCAAAAGCTAGTGAAGTGAGCCAGGAAGATGGCACACCGGTAGTTGTACAAAGTGATAATGGTAAGGAAGTGAGCACATTATAAGAGGGGCAACCCCCTCTTTGTGAGGTTATATGGAAACAAAAATTAAAATTGACGGAAAAGAATATGGCGTTCTTTATAAAGGAAAGACAGCGAAAATCTATAGAGAATACTTCAATAGAGATATGTTGGTTGACACTCAGAAAGCACAGATGAAGTTTTCGAAAGCTATCAAAAATAAAGTGGGAACAGATGAAGAAGATGAACCTGCATATTATGTATTGTTAGAAGCGAATGGTTCAGAATTCTTTGAACGTGTGTTGTGGGCATGTATCAAAGCATATGATGTTGTTCAAGGAAAAGAAACGGAAGATTTTTCAGATTTTATTGATAATGTTGTAGACTATGACACATTCGTCACAGTAGGTATTGTGGTGTTTGAAAAAATCGTTTTTGCGAACAGTCCAACTATCGATAGTGAATCAGAAGATGTAGAAGAAAAAAGCAAAAAAAAGAATAGTCAGCTACTCTGATTTGATTATAGGGTGCATGAATTTAGGGCTTAAGATGAATGAAATAGATGATATGGACATTGGAATGATGTTTGACTTGATCATAGCTAAAAGCAATATGAGTGCAAGAGCAGACAAACAATTTAGTAACAAAGTACATATCCGTAAAGCAATCCAAAGCGACTTTGACAGATTTTAGGAGGTACTAAAATTGTCAGGTTATAGTCAAATAAAAGGTATCTCCGTAAAGATTGATGGAGATACTACAGGATTTCAGAAAGCGATAAATGAAATCAAAAGAGAAACATCAGGATTAGACCAAACAATGTCTAAACTAAAAGCTTCGATGAAGCTAAATCCGAATGATTTCTCGTCATTTGCAACATACCAAAATCTATTAAAGGATAAGATTCAGAGCACTTCTAAGCAATTGGATGTCTATAACAAAAAGCTTAAAGAATATCCTAAAACACAACAACAATGGGCAGATCAAGTTAACAAATCAAAAGACACGTTATCGCAATATCAGACTAAATTAAACAGTACTGAATCAGCGATGAGTGCCTTACAAAAAGAATATAAGACAAATCAAACTCAAATCCAAGCATGGAAAGATGCGATTGGCGATAGTTATCACACTACAGAACAATGTGAAACCGCAATTTCCACTCTAACTGCTAGAAATAAAGAACTTTCAGTTTCTATGAAGGCAAATAGTGCTTCACAAAAGGAATACAATGCAAAAATTGCGGAACAAAAGAAAAATCTTGTTGACTTAGGAAGCACGTATGAGGAATCGCAAAGGACGTTTAATGGTCTAAGAGCTGGTGCAGCAACGTTAAACAATGAACTAAAGAGCTTGAATAAAAGCTTTATTACAGATAATGAAAATATATTAAAATTATCACATTCATTTGGTGTTGCCAGTCAGAAAGCAAATCAATTTGCAGAAACTATTAAACCCTTGTCTGCGTTGTCAGCAGCGGTTATTGTCGGAGCAACAAAAACTGCAATTGATTTTGAAAATGCATGGACTGGTGTTACAAAAACTGTAAATGCAACCCCTCAACAGTTTGAAAAAATCAATGCTGGATTAAAAGATCTTGCACAGAATACATCGAGTACATATCAAGATATTGCACATTATGCAGAACTTGCAGGACAAATGGGTATCCCTACAGATTCTATTGTTGGATTTACTAAAACTATTACAGAATTGGGTGATACTACAAATCTTGTTGGTGAAGAAGCAGCACAAAGTATTGCCAAATTCTCAAACGTAATGGTTTCACAGTCTAAAAAGACGAATACATATTATTCTCGTTTAGGTTCTACAATCGTAGATTTAGGAAATAAATTCTCTACAACCGAAGCAGATATCATGAATATGGCTACTAGATTAGGTGTTGCAGGTAAAATGGTAGGCTTTAACTCTAATGAAGTATTAGGCTTATCAACTGCATTATCTTCATTAGGTATTGAAGCCGCTGCTGGTGGTAGTTCTGTCTCTAAAATGTTAAAGACAATTGATCTATCTGTTTCTACAGGAGATAAGAAACTACAAAAGTTTGCAGAAGTGTCTGGTATGACTTCTCAACAATTCCAAAAGGCTTGGGGAGAAGATGCAGCGGGAACATTCTTAAAGTTTGTAGAAGGTATTGGGAAATCGGCGGATGTTACAAAAACATTGGATGAATTAGGCATTAAGGAAGTACGACAAGCACAGTCAATGGGTGCTTTGGCACAAAGTTCGGATGTATTGGCTAAAGCATTAAATGTTTCTCAAAATGCATGGCAAGCGAATTCAGCCATGGCAACTGAAGCGGAAAAACGATATGGAACATTAAAATCTCAAATGTTACAGACATGGGAAGCAGTTAAACAAGCCGCTGATGAACTAGGCCAGGCATTTACACCTACTCTTACATCTAATTTAAAAGTTGTAAAAAAAGCAGCTAATGCATTCTCTGATTTAGATGAAGGAACACAACAGACAATCGCAAAGATGTTGTTGTTGACGGCAGCCACTTATCCAACCGCAAAAGGATTAGGAAAAATATTTAGTGGCGCTCAGAAGTTGACAAATGGATTTGGAAAAGTTTCTTCATGGATTGGCAAAACGGCAAGTGAACTAAACGATTTAAGTGGCCCTGTAGATAAAACTGATGGCTTATTGACAAAATTGTTTAAGCGAACTGGTGTTACAACTGAAGCATTAAAAAGTTCAAGTATTGCATTGGGTGGAGTTGGAATAGCTGTTGGATTGGCAGCTGCTGAAATTGCAGTGTTAGTTCCTATGTTTGAAAAGGCAAATAAAAAAGCTTTAGAAAATGCTGTTAAGAATGATGCAGTAGCGCAAAGTTATTTAAAAGTTGTAGACAGTGTTAGTTCGTTCAACAAAAAAATTGATGAATATAAAGAAAAATCAGAAGCCATTTTATCTACAAACGAACAGAATATCAGTCAGTCTAATTCTTTGATGAGAACGATTGAACAATTAAATGGTGTAGAAAACAAAAATGCTATACAGAAACAAATGTTGCAAGAAGCTGTTAATCAATTGAATGAAATCTATCCTGATCTCGGTTTAACAATTGATTCAAATACAGGAAAAGTTGCCGACAATACAGGCAAGGTGTTTGAAAACAATCAAGCGTTAGAAGAATACATTCAAAAAGTTCAAGAAGCTGCTAAACAAGAAGCGTATGCAGAAGCGATTAAAGAACAAACAAAAGCTTTAATTAAGCAACAGATGAAATATAGTGAAGTAACAGAGAGTGTTCATGGATTAAATGACAAGATGGATGAATTGAAAGTCAAACAGTCACAAGCATTTAAAGATGGAGACAATGAAAAGGCATTAAGGTATCAAACTCAGATTGAGCAGTTGAGAAAGAAAATAGATGAAGCAAACGTTTCTTTAGCAACTATGGCAACTAAAATGCAAGAAACAAATAAAACTTTACTAGATCTCAACAACCAGGCAGAAACGGGTGGCTATACAAAAATTGGAGATTCGTTAAAACAATCATTACAAGGTGCTATAGATAAAGCTGGTGAAGCTGGTATTCAAATTCCTGAAAAGTTAACAAGCGGAATTATGAATGGCACAGAAAGTTATCAAACGGCAAGTAATTTTGTGGCATCTATGATGACATTTCAGCAGTTAGTTGATAAGTGCAGCTGGGCTTAATATTCCACAAGGCATGGCTTACAGTATTATTTCAAATGCAGGCAGTGTATCAGAAGCGAATACAATGCTGAATAACCTGATTGAGTTTGAGGAAGCATTAACGAAATCAAATTATGATGGTGAACAAATTCCACAAAAATGTGCAGCAGGTATTGCAGATGGAACAATTACTGTTGATCAAGCTATGAAAGCTTTGGCAAAAGGCGGAGTTGACGAATTAGAAAAGGAATTAGATAAAGCTAAAGATAAAGCTTCAAAAAAATCCAAAGATACTGGAGATAAGATGGGCGATGGAAAATCCAATGCAAAGGCATCTTCTGGTTCTATGGGAAAATCAGGTGGAAGTGCATTATTGAAAGCTTATGAGCCGTATGCGCAAGCAACTATAGATTATGCAAAAAAAGTTGAAAAAGCTATCCATAACGCAAAAGCAGCTGCCAAAGATCCTATTGTTATTACAACTATAAAGAAAACTGTAC